TCCTGCGGCCTATCGGCGAATCGGGCCGAATCACCTGCCAAATAACACACGAAATCCCACGAAATGTTACCAGAACAACCTATGGACAGACTGTCGCACCTCAGAAGCCCTTGATTTATAAGGGCTTTTTCTTTGATTTTTTTTGGCGAAAGCCCTTGACAACTCCTTGACATCACTGGTATAATCTGTATGTAGAGTGAGAATAAGAGACTAATATCTAATAACAAACGAGAGGATATGAATATGGATAGAAACATTGAAATCTGGACTGACGCTGAGGCATACATGGGTAGCAGGCATCAAAGACCCAGAGAATGACCACGAGTACAACACCACTGAGTTCCACAGTGGGCCAGAGAACAAGAGAGAGTGTCCTTGTGATACCTGTCCTATGTATGATGCGTGTGCTGCCAAGGAAGGTACTGAGTGTAGTGCGTTCCGAAATTGGGGTACGAATGGTGACTTCAAGGATGCGGATGTGCACGAGGTTGCTAAGGGTTGCTGCGTAATGTGTGTATGTGATAAATGTGGTAAGAATACCTACGAGAAGAACTTAGAGATGTTTAACTTTGAGTATTCCGATAAGGTTTACTTTGTGTGTCCGTCATGTGTAGACGATTTTGGTTTTGAGTATGAGGGTATGTGGATTACAGACCCAACAGTATCAGAGTGTGGTCGGTTCAAGGTCGCCCCAGAGTATTATGGTGTAACAGTAGAGGAGTTGTTATGAGTACAAAAGAGATGACTGCACAGGAGATTGCAGACATCAATAAGGAGTTCAAGACTGTCGGTAATGCGTCCACCAAGTGGAAGTTTATGCAGACGCCAGAGTATGCGAGGCTGCCTGATGCGGTGAGGTTCACAGTAGAGAAGGAGTGTCTCACGCATTACTTCAACGTATACTGACTGATGGTATGCCTGATTGGAAGTTGCCTATCTCTGGTACTATTCCTATTAGAGACTTGAATCCATTCAGAAAGCCGCCGTGGAGTATTTCACTGGTACGGAGCTGTCTGTCATAGAACAGGACGGCACCAACTTCAAGGTGTTCGCCAAGGGGATATTATCATGATGGGTACTGAATAGACTACTTGACATTTGGTATGAGGGGTGTGGTAGTGACTAAGGCTATAGACTATAGGGTATGCCCCCCAAGAACTGAGAGCTCGATTGATAATCTATAAATGCAATAAAGATACGGAGATATATTTGACTAATAAAGAAACAAAACACTGGTCTGGAAAACCATCTGACCCAGAGTTTCAGAACTATACCAAGAATGCATTCGCTGAGGTATTCAAACAAACCGCATACAAAGTCACATACCCAGACGGAGAGGTAGAGTATTGGTTTAACGAGAGTGACGCAGATGACAATCGCAGAGATGTCCAGACTACAGAAGATACACGACAACAAGGAATTCAGTAATCAAAGGAGCCAGTGACACTATAGTGGCCGGTAGAATCAACTGGATAGATATGTCTAGTCTGCACGAAACGTTTGGTGAAGGAACTAAGACTGATTTGGACTATGGTAAGTTCGTCATGCTAGGCCTTTGTCTATCCATTGCGGTACAGGAGTTCATAATGCAGAAGACTTGAGAAGGAGCAAGAACTCGGTACAATCACTATGGAAGAGTGCGGCGAACTTGTGCAAGCGTGTTGCTCAAAGGCAATGCGCAGATGGAGAACTGTTTCAAGCAACTCTGATAGTGAGATATACATCTCAAAGAAGAAGTCGGAGATGTCTATACAATGATATGTCTGCTGGTTGAACATGGTGATAGTCACATGGGATGAGATATCACAGACAGAGAAAAGATTAAACGAAAGCAAAGTTAGAAGCAGTGGTCTGAGTTAGATATCTTGGATGACCCCCACCCCCCTAAAATCTGAAGAGAAAGAAAAGAACGTCCCTAGTAATTCTGTTACATGGAGACAATCCCACTGATTACCATTATGTGGATGAACGAGGATATGGTAGAGTGACCTATGTGAACGACGACAACACAAATTGGTCTTCAGAACCTATGAGTGAACAAGAAGAGACGAGAGTGGCAGAGACGTATTGAACAGGTATTATGGAAAGTCAGAAGACGTGGAAAAGAAACAATATGCTAAGGTAACACCTCTACACGACCTTACATGGTATGTGAAATGGGTGAGTACTACTTCTGGTGATCCTGCAGCCGTTATGTGTCGTAGTCTTGAACTGCATCTATATGATATGATGTTCAGTTTGTTGGGAGTAATCGGATGGACGTTCGTAGGCCTGCGCTGGCACGACAGAGCGCTCACGGTTCTGAACACCGTATTAGGTGTGCTACTTATCTCTAGGTATCGGAAAGTTCTTTGCATGAAAAAGATAGATACACGCAGAGATGCATGGGATAGAGATTACATGGGTAATCATTATCAGAAACCAAAACCAAGAACTGTGAATATGAATATAACGCCTGTATATGTTTTCGCAATGTTCTTCATAGCAATATTAGTAATGGTGGGAAACAAATGATTGAACTAATTGCAATAGGAATAGTCTTAAAGATAATTGAACTATCAACTTCGTGGGATGGTATGATAACTCTTCCCTAGTGGTGGAAATGCCCCTGTGGTGGAATAGGTAGACACACAAGACTTAAAATCTTGAGAACGTATAGTTCGTGCGAGTTCGAGTCTCGCTGGGGGCACCACCGCCGAATCACCTTGTGCGAATCATCTGTACTGATTCGGCTGAAAAAACCTCTTCCCTTCCCAAAAAATCCAAAAATCCGACTCGTAAGTCCCTTTGATATTATTGAGAAAATAAAGTCTGAAAAAAGGTGTTGCCCTTGACTTGTTCTGAATAACATTGGTATAGTATATGTATAGTCGATGAGTTAGAGGTAGAAAAACATGACTATGACGTATGAAAGATTTGACCACGCTAGTCGAGGGTATTGACTTGAGGAAGAGGCGGTTCGCAGCATCAAGGGTCGTGCTAATGGTGACGTTGTTGGTACTGGCCAAGGTATCGGAATCTAGTGACATCGCTGCTTGTAGGAATCGCTTGTGTTCACTGACCAGTTAACGCCGACTACAATGGTTTGAGAAGGACCTTGAGTATGATGTACGGTGAGGATAATGACTTCTTTGAACGATTGGCGTTGTGAGTGTACTGCTTAGAAGAAGGAGTTGCTGAATGGATATGGGACAAACTATTGGTGGAGAGGCTAGCGTCAATGACTATTGATATCACTAGGTTATGAGGGAACAATGGTATGGTAGGACTTGGATTGGTTCTATTGAAAAGGATGTGGTAACCCACTGGATGGTACATACTACACTGTCTATGGTTTTGATGAAGTTGGTGCATGTAAGATGACGAGTTTACTGCCGCACAATATTGTACTGATGGAGATTGGATAATGGATTACAGTTGACACAAATACAAAATGAGTATGTGTTACTTCACAGATATGTTGAAGACTACTGAGAACGATTAAGAAGAAGAAGACGCCAGGCAATGGTTTCGCAAAGATGAAGTGCAAAGAACGAGATTGCGGAACTAGAGAAAATCTTCGATGAAATTGATTATGCAGCACAGGTGACTTATGACTAATACAGAAACAATCGTGGATACTCTATGTGACTTTATCGCTTATGTGGATTCGTTCTACAATGAAAAGACTGGTGTCTACCCTATCAAGGGTATGACTAATTCAAATGGTCATCAAAGGTGTACAAACCTACATCACTCAAATCGGTGAGAGCCGAATCACTTGAGTGGGGTGGGGGCGATTCGGTTGACCGTGAACGAGTTCGTGACATTATCCTCGCTGACAATGGACTTCAGTGGGGATAAGCCCTTGATATTGCTGAGGCTAAAAAAACTTGAAAAAAGAGTGAAAAAAAGTCCTTGACTTGTTATGAAAACATTGATATAGTATGAGGGTAATAGAGACTGAGAGAGGAAACGAAATATGGCTTACATTTCACAAGAGAAAGAAGAAAGAACTTGCTCCTGCCATCAAGGCGGTATCTGAAGAAGTACGGCATGAAGGGTACTATCGGTATCAACCATCACAGTTCTTTGGTTGTTAATCTCAAGGAAGGTGTTCTTGACCTTCTTGGTGATGCACAGAAACACAACGACGAGGTATGCGGAACAACGAGGGTCAACAGAGTTACCCTGTTGGTGACCACCTTCAAGTCAACACTAGTTATTGTGATGAGTGGGCTAAGAATGAAACAATCGCTGAGTTCTACAAAGAATTGATTGCTGCTATGAAAGGCACTGGTTGGTACAACAACACTGATATTATGACTGACTACTTTGACATTGCCTATTACTTAGATGTCAATGTTGGTAAGTGGGATAAAGGTTATGTCTTGAAGGAGGCTGCGTAATGATGAATGTTCTTGGTGGATTTTTAGTTGTCATGGGTTTGTTTGCAATTGCAGGCAGTGCTGGTGATTGTGATGGGAAGTGTATGGAATATGCAAACACATGGGAAGAAATGTTTATGGTTTTGACTATTGGGTTTGCACTAATTGGAACAGGTGGGTTTATTCTTTTTAAGAAAAACACTTGACTTTGTTCTGTTAACAAGTTATAATGAAATAGAAAGTGAGAAAATAATATGGGAAAAGTAAATGCTTGGATTATGGATATGCAAGAAAGTGTCCATGCCGCTATAGATGCTGAGTGTGATAACATTCAACAGGTGATTGGGTTTGTTAAACAAGACCCAGACGTTGCTCATGTAGATGAGAACTTCGTAAAAGAATACTACAACGAATGTATGGAGAATATGTAATGGGTTTACTAGTGAATGTTTATAAGATGAATGGTAGAGATTGTACAAACGGTGGTGTGTCTGCAAGGAACATCAAAGGTCTTTGTCTGACTAACGTGCCTGGCCCGTTTGACCCATCTGATGATTACCCTGCCGCTGAGTTGGTAAAACAAACTTTTGGTTTTGGTTCTTCAGTGAAAGTTATTCCAGAAGAAGCAAAAGGTAAACAGACAATGATGGGTGGTAACTATGCCGCAACATCTGACTCAAGGTTCAGTGAGATGATTGAATATTTTCTTGGTCACAGTTTCTACGGTGCTGTTCCAATCCACGATAGAGTTGAATAGGACAATGCATCCGTAGCTCAGCTGGATTAGAGCAACGGTCTTCTAAACCGTAGGTCACAGGTTCGAGTCCTGTCGGATGCGCCAATCAAGGGGGAACAATCGTTCCCCCTTTTCTGTATAAATATCTATATGCAGAACTTCTTAGGTAGAGATGGATTCATATGGTTTACTGGTGTTGTCGAGGATAGACAAGACCCAGATAAACTCGGCCGTGTTCGTGTGCGGTGCGTTGGATACCATACAGATGACGTAAATAAAATTCCAACAACGGATTTACCTTGGGCATGGGTTATGATGCCGACAACCACTTCTTCTATGGGTGGATTGGGTGAAGGTATGCCGTTTATCGTTGAAGGTAGTTGGGTTGTAGGTTTCTGGCGTGACCCAGATAATATGCAAGAACCAATTGTTATCGGAACATTACCAGGCGTTCCATCTGAAACACAAAAGGTTGACACTGGTTTCAATGACCCTCGTAGTGAAAGTGCGGAACAAAGTGAAGGTGCATACAAATACAAACCAGACTTTGGGCCTTATCCTTTACGAACTAATGATAGTGACGTATCCAGACTTGCAAAGAATGACACAAACAATATTCATACAGAGATTCAAGAACGTGATGGTGCGGTAACAGAAGGCGTACCAACCGCAAACGAAAAAGAAATATATTCTGGTAAAGCAATCGCAACCAACATTGACCCATCTGCAACAACGTGGAAAGAACCAAAGACTACGGATGATTCCGTTAGAGGTGCAGATGCAACAGGCCGCAATCCAGAAACAAAAGAAAATAGAACTGCTCCTTACAAAAGACGCAACACGGAATATCCATACAACCGTACATACGAAACAGAGAGTGGCCACATTGTTGAGTTTGATGACACACCATATGCGGAACGTATCTATGAGAAACACAAGAGTGGAACATTCAGAGAGATTGATGCAGACGGTAATGTGGTCACAAGAGTTGTAGGAAACAACTATGAGATTATTGCAGGCGCAAACTTTGTCAACGTCAAGGGTGATGTCAATCTTACAATCGACTCAAACTGCAAGACTTATATTAAAGGTGATTGGGATATTCAAGTTGATGGTAATGTCAATGAGGTAATCAAAGGAACACTAACACAAGATGTTACAGGTGCAGTGTCAGAAACGTATAAAGATACAAAGACCGAAAATGTAACTGGTGCTGTTACTGAAACATATGCCGCAAACCAAACTACAAACATAACAGGAACACTAGACTTGGATGCTTCTTCTGAAGTAGACATTGATGCTGGTGTTATTAACTTAAACTAGGATATGTCATGCCCGCAGTAACAAGAGTAGGATTAGATAGTCATGTAGGTCACGCAAGTCCTACACCAAATCCATTTCACAAAACCGCATATGCATCTGGTTCTTCAAATGTAAATACTAATGGAGCCGCAACAGTTCGTATTGGGGATGCGACAGGTTGTGGTGACCCAGCAGTTGGTGGTTCTGGTACAGTTTTTGTAAATGGTATTGGTGTTCACAGACAGGGTGATGGAACAGGTGGTCATGGAAGTTGGGTGCCGAATGCGTCTGCTTCTGGTTCACCAAATGTTAATGCTGGTGGATAAACGGACTAAATAATAAAAAGAGAGACTAAGATGACAGTACAATCCGCATACAGAGATGCACAGGCAACAAACGATACTAATCGTAATGCACAGGTGTACAAAGATTTAAATCTTAACTTTACAAAACATCCTATCAAAAGAGATTTGGTGCCTTTGTCAAATGCGGCCGCTGTTAAAAGAAGTGTAAGAAACCTTGTTCAGTATGGTCACTTTGAAAAACCTTTTCATCCAGAGATTGGTTCTGGTGTTCGTGACCTTTTGTTTGAGAACATGACTCCCTTCACTGCAAATACTCTTGCAAGAAAGATTGAGGATGTAATTACAAACTTTGAACCTAGAGCGTTACTCGCTGGGGTTGAAGTTATACCAAGATTTGATAACAATCAATATGAGGTGACAGTGGAGTTTTATATCCAGAATGCTCCTGCCGAACTTCAAGATTTATCATTCACATTAGAGAGAATTAGATAAGATGGCAAGCACAGATAAAAGACTTAATGTCACCGAATTAGATTTTGATGATATCAAAACGAATCTAAAAACATTTATGCGTAACCAAGATGAGTTTACGGATTATGATTTTGAAGGTTCTGGTATCAATGCATTAATGGACTTACTTGCATATAATACACATTACCTTGCAATGAATGTCAACATGGCTGCAAACGAAATGTTTCTGGATACCGCTTCGGTTCGTGCGTCTGTTGTTTCTCATGCAAAGACTTTAGGATACACACCAAACTCTGCAAGAGCTCCGATTGGTACAATCAATGTATCTCTGAATAGTTTCCCATCAACATTAACTACTGCAACAATTCCAGCAGAAACAGTTTTCACTGCAAGTGTTGATGATGTGTCTTATCAGTTCGTAACAATATCTGAAGTCACTATACCTGTTGCGAATGGTATTCTTTCATTTTCAAATATTCCAATCTATGAGGGAACATTCACAAAGAACAGATACACTGTTGATATAAAGAACGTAGACCAAAAATTTAAACTTACAAGTGACCGAGCAGATACGACAACTCTAAAAGTTCAAGTATTCGATTCTGCATCTTCATCTAACTTTACAACATATACACTTGCGACAGACATTACTCAAGTCGGTTCAACTTCTAATGTATACTTCCTACAGGAGTGTGGTGATGGTAGATTTGAGGTTTACTTTGGTGACGGTATTGTGGGTCGTGCATTGTCTGACAATAATGTAGTGGTGTTATCATATGTGGTAACTAATAAAACCAAAGCAAACGGTGCAACCAACTTTAGAACAACCGCAACTATTTCTGGTATTACAAATGTTACAACAACAACTGTATCCGCCGCATCTGGTGGAGCAGAACCAGAATCAATTCAATCAATCAAACTCAATGCACCATTAGACTATGCTGCTCAAGGTCGTGCGGTTACCCCAGAAGATTACAAGACAATTATTCCAAAGGTATATGCAAATACAAAATCAGTTCAAGTGTGGGGTGGTGAAGATAACTCAACACCTGTCTATGGTCGTACATATATTTCTATTGTTCCAACTGCTGGTTCTATCACTGCGGCCGCTAAGGAACAAATCGTAAAAGACTTAAAGGGAACTTATGCAATTGCATCTGTGACTCCTGTTATCGTTAACCCTATAACAACCTTTGTTCGTCTTGGTGTAAATTTTAAATTCAACAAGAAGAACACAACAAAGACATCTGAAACTTTGATTAGTAATGTTACTAAGTCACTGCAAAATTATGACACAGAAAACTTACAAAAGTTTGATGGCGTCTTTAGACATTCACAAGTAACAGGTTTGATTGATGATACTGATGATTCAATTTTATCAAATATCACAACAGTAAAACTTTCACAGTTTATCACACCTTCTCTAAATGTCAATACAAAATATACTTTAGAATTTAACAACGCAATCTACAATCCACACACTGGTCATGCATCTGCCGAGGGTGGTGTATTGTCTTCTACTGGATTTAAAATTTCTGGTAATTCAAATGAAATGTTCTTGAATGATAATGGTCAAGGTGTTGTGAGAATGTTCTACTATACTGATGGAACAACAATCACATATCAAGATGAAACTGCTGGTACTATTAATTACAAAACTGGTGTTATTGAATTAACTGCATTGAACATTACTTCTATCTCAAGTGTTGATGGTGCATCTTCTTCTAAAATTAGAATTGTTGTTACCCCAAACTCAACGGATGTAGTGGCAGTAAGAAATCAAATTTTACAGATTGACTTTGCAAACACAACAGTTGAATCTAGTGAGGATACAATCGCTGGTGGTGGTGCATCTGCTGGTGTCGGTTACACGACAACTAGTTCTTATACCCCAACCACATCAAGTACAAGTAGTGGATACTAATAATGTCCTATGATGACAATACGCTGACAAATAAATTATCTTCGTTAGTAAGAACAAGTCTGCCTGAGTTTATTCAAGCAGACCATCCTGTATTTTCTCAGTTTATTAGAACGTATTATCAGTTCCTTGAAAGTGCAGAGGTTACTTTCAGTGAGGTTAATAATTATCTTGTTCAAGAAACAACTTCAACCAACTTTGTCTTAGATGAGAATGGTGACAATGTTGTTCTTGAAGATTCGCAGGCCAAATTTGTTGTTGGGGAAACAATCACTGGTTTAACATCTGGTGCAACTGCAACTGTTCTTGTTGATGACGTTGATGATAATAAGCGCTTGTTTATTTCATCTCAAACTCAGTTTATCATAGGCGAAACTGTTAACGGTTCGGTATCCAATTCATCTGGAACAATTCAAACATATCGTGCAAACCCTGTACAGAACATTCAACAACTTCTTGAGTTCGCAAACGTAGATGCGACAATCTTCAAATTCCTTGACAACTTTAGAGATGCATTCTTAGATGGTGTTGTCGATAACCTTGATACTGGTGTTGACAAAAGAAAACTTATTAAAAGCATTCGTGACTTGTATGTATCAAAAGGTACACGAAAAGGTCATGAGTTATTCTTCAGACTTTTATTTAATGATGATGCAGTTATTTCATATCCTAATGAAAATATGTTACGGGCGTCTGATGGTGTTTGGACTTCAAGAACTATTATGCGTGTTCAAGAAACCGCTGGTAATGTTGAAGAACTTATTGGTCAAACAGTTACAGGTCAGACTTCTGGTGCAGTTGCAATTCCAGTATCTACAATTGGTATTCGTGAAGCGTTTACTGATATCGTTGAGATTGAGATTGATACTGATACCCAGACAGGAACATTCGTTTCTGGTGAAACCGTAAAGGGTATTTCAAACGTATCAGACCAAGACGTTTCATTTACTGTATTCTCTATTATTACTGATGCAGATGTTTCGACAACAGATGAAGGACAATACTATACCGCAGGGCAACAAGTTAACATTGCGTCCAGTGGTTCTCAAACTGCAACCGCAATAATCAATACAGTTGGCGCTGGTTCTGTCAATGATATTGTTATTGATGATGCTGGTTCAAACTTTGCAATTGGTGATGCAATTAATTTTGACAATAGTGGAACTGATGGTGTTGGTATTTCTGCTGAGGTTCAAGTTGTAGGTGGTGCAGTAGCGCCTGAGGCTGGTGATGTCGCACAATATGGAATGTCCTTAGATGACCATATTGTTCTTGAAGATGGAACTCAGTCGTTCATGAACGACACATATCATGGAACTAAGATAGTTCTTGAAGACGCAACCTTTGGTGATGCGCCAGGCAGTTCCGTTGCAGAACGTGGGTCTATTACAGATGTAAGACTTATTAATGGTGGTTTTGGTTACACGAAACTTCCTACTGTTACAAGCATTACAACTAGTTCTGGTAGTGGTGCAAAACTTTTGCCGACTTCGACTTCTGGTATTGGTGCAGTAAAAGATGTTGAGATTACAAACTTTGGTTTTAATTATTCATCGGCCCCAGCGTTCAGTCCATTTAGACACGCCGTCATTAAAGATATTACAGGAACATTTTCTATTGGAGATGTGTTAACATCACACACTGGTACGGTCACTGCATTTGACAGTACACGACAATTGTTATCTATTAATACAACTGCAAACTTATCAAACGGTAATAGTATCACAACCTCTGGTGCAAGTGCAACAATCGCTCAAGTTGATACTCCAACAATCACTCCACAAGTCGGTACTGTTGCAACAACCTCTGGTGAGTTCTTAGGTGAACGTGGTAAGATTTCATCTGATGTGATGAGAGTACAAGATAGTTTCTATTATCAAGATTACTCGTATGTGGTTAGAGTTGGTGAATCAATTAACACATGGAGAAACGCAATCAAGAGAACAGTCCATCCTGCTGGTTGGGCGGTCTTTGGTGAGGTTTCAATTGTATCATCTGTAACTGCTGGTATAAATGCGTTCACTGCCGGTGACCTTAGTGTACCAGAAGGAACATTCACACCAGAACTTGCATCTCTCTTTACTACAGTATTTACAACTATCTTTGGTAGAAGACTTGGTACGGTAGATGATGGAACTTCAGTTCGTGCAACACCTTCAGTTGGTTCTGACGCAATCTTATCTAACACTGAACGTGACCTTACTCTTACAAGAATTAATACAATTAGTGTTGGTGTGGTTCGTGCAAACGCAAACTTGGGTATCGGGCCTACTCTGGAAAACCTTGCAAAGTATGCCTTTGCGGTTGAACCCATGTTGACAGATTCAGAACTTGCACATTATCCAAACTTTAGAAGAACTGCAAGAAGTGGTGAGAACGACAGAGCATATTATAACATTGAACAGTTCAAACATTTCAGAATTAATCAAGTATCAGAACGTGGTGGAAATGTAGATAGTTTTGATGATACAACTCAGAAGTTTGATTCTGACCAAGAGGGGTTTGATGCAAGTGATGTTAATATTCCACAGGCCGCATTTACCACAAGGATTAATGTACCGCCTCCTGGCGAGATTAATATCAGTTCAACTAGTTCTACCAGTAACTTCTCAGATTCATTTATCACATTTGATGATACGATTAATGAATTCTCAGAAAGTGGTAGTTCAAGTGCAACTCCAACTGTGACTGACTTCTCTGAAACACTAGTCACTTTTGATAATAATGCAGAGAAATTTGATGAACAGACTGCTGGTGTTCCAGTAGACTTTAGTACGATAGCAAATACATTCGACCAGACAGTAATTACGATGGACGATGGTTAACAAACCTTATAAATAAAGGTATAAATATACTCTAGGAGAAACCAAAAATGGCATATCAAGCAATCGGGCGTGGTTCTTCAGCCAATGACGGAACAGGTGATGACCTTCGTAGTGGCGCAGGCAAAATCAACGCCAACTTTGTAGAAGTATACACCAAGCTCGGTGATGGTTCTACTCTTACGTCTGACACAGTAGGTTTACTTGCTGCAACTCAGACTATGACTAACAAAACTTTAACTGCACCTACAATCAATGGTGTTGTTGGTGGTACAACTACTTCCCAAACAATTACAACTCTGACTACTGAAGGTATTCAGAATGCAACTGGTGAGTTAGAAATTACTGCCGCAAACCAAGTAGTAGAGATTCAAGGTGGTGGTTCAAACTCTGGTGCAATCACTCTTAACTGTGAACAAAACTCTCACGGTCAAAAGATTATCGCACAACCGCATAGTGCCGGTGTGACAAACACCTTGACACTTCCTGCCGGTGGCAATCAAGAACTGGTTGGTACTACTGCAACTCAAACACTTGCTGCAAAAACTTTAACATTACCGCAAATCAATGATACATCTTCTGACCACCAATATGTGTTCGCAGTATCAGAACTTGCGGCCGATAGAACTGTAACTCTTCCGTTACTTGCTGGTAATGATGAGTTTGTCTTCAAAGACCATGCAGTTACAATGACTAACAAAACTATGGGTGCAATGTTCGGTACAGTACAAGCACTTTCTGGTGCTGGTGCAGTGGATATCACTTCGTTGATTACACAAGTTACTACAACTGGTGCAGATGCATTGACACTTGCTAACGGTGCAAACGGTCAAATGAAAATTATTACTATGGTTGCAGACGGTGGAGATGGAACTCTCACTCCAGCAACTTTTGCAAACGGAACAACAATTACATTCAATGATGTTGGTGATAGTGTACTCTTAGTATACAATACAACTGGTGGATGGGCAGCTGTATCTAATGTTGGATGCACAATCGCATAAGGGGTAGACAATGGCAATTGATACTATTGGTACAAACGCAATCGCAAATGATGCTGTAACTGCTGCAAAGATTCCTGCTGGTGCGGTTGATGCCGATATCACTGCAATTCCAGATGGTTCGGTGACAACTGCAAAGATTGCTGATAATGCTGTAACTTCTGCAAAGGCACTAAACCTTGGTCGTAGGAATCTTGCTATCAACGGCGGTATGCAAGTGGCCCAGAGAGCAACTTCGGTTTCTAGTATATCTTCTGGTGGGTCATATCATACTTGTGATAGGTGGAGACTTGCAATAGATACTTCTGGAACATGGACACAAACTCAAGAAACATTAGCAGTTACAGACCCACCATTTGTGCAACATGGACACACTAAAGCATTAAAGATGGATTGCACAACTGCAAATGGTTCACTTAGTGCCGGTTCATATATACAATTGCAATACCGTATTGAGGGTCATGATTTACAAAGATTAAGAACTGGAACTTCAAGTCCGGCACCAGTAACTATATCTTTCTGGGTTAAAGCAACCAAAACTGGTACAAATATTGTAAATGTTTTTCAAGATGAAGGTGGAAAACAAGTTGCATTTTCTTACACTATTAATGCAAGTAATACATGGGAACATAAGAGTATTACTATTCCTGGCAACACTCATGATGCAATCAACAATGATAATACAAGAGGAAGGCAATTTACATGGTACTTGTCTGCTGGTTCAAACAGAACTAGTGGTTCATTGCAAAGTACATGGCAAAACTATGCAACTGGCGATGAAGCAGTTGGTCAAGTAAATCATGCAGATAATACTGCAAACAATTTTCATATTACTGGTGTCCAAATTGAACAAGGCAGTTCGGCAACAGATTTCGAGCACCGCTCATTTGGGGAAGAACTATTGCTTTGTCAACGCTATTATGAACATACCTATCCATACGGAACTGCAGCTGGCAGTGCAAATGGTGGAATAGGTGCTGACCACCGATATGTTGGCAGAGAAACACCAAGCAACTATGGGTATTATACTGGACACTATAGAGTAGAAAAACGGGCGGCGGCTACTGTTACAGTTTACTCGTATGCTGGAACAGCAAATCAAATTGCACATGGCGATACAGGTGGTGATTCTGGTGCTGTTGGAGTTATTCAAAACGGTACAACTTCTTTCTTGCCTAGAAACACATCTGGTAGTGGGGTATCGGAAAGAGCATTATTGTATCACTTCAGAGCAGATGCAGAAATCTAGGAGAGTATTATGGTAATTGAAAACGCAAAATATGAACAACATCTTGGTGAAAACTGTGGTATTGAGGTTACAATAGATGGAGAAGTTTGTCATGTACCGATTGACCAAGGCAATAGACATTATATCGAAATCATGCGTCAAGTAGAATCGGGCGAATTAACCATTGCGCCAGCAGATGCAGAATAAATAACATTATAGGAAAAAACAATGGCAGCAATTATCACAGAAAAATTTAGACAGTCTAGTGCCACAGCCTTTAAGGATTCATTTGGCACAGACAAGTATTATATGTTCGTAGGTAAATCACAACCTTGGACATCTGAGGGTGCGACTTCTGATAGTCTTCCCCCAGCACCTGTTGATAGTGTTGCACCAGAATCGTATTATTGGGATGATATGCTTGCTGCAAAATTAATTGGTACAACCAATACAACTTTTGCAATACCTCGTAGGGATTATGCAACATCATCTGCATTTGATATGTATCGTCACGATGTATCTGGTGGAACAACTACAGGTTCATACCCAACAAAAACAACAACATCAAGTGGTGCAAATTCAGTTTATAACTCAACGTATTACTTCATGACTACAGCAAACCGTATATACAAAGTATTATACAACGGTGACCCTGTTCAAACTGGTGCATCAAACATCTCTGGTTCTGAACCAACTTCAGAACAGACTGGGCCATTCTGGCATGATGCAAATTATTATTTAAAGTTTATGTACTCACTGACAACTTCAGAAGTTCAGAACTTCTTAACAACAGACTTTATGCCTGTGACGATTACTGCAAACTCTGCTGCTAACCGTCCAATCAATGTTGTTATGGTAACAAGTAGTGGGTCATCATATCCAAACGGTACATTCTATACTAAGGTTCGTGGTGATGGTACAACTACTGCAATCATTAAGTTGGTTGTATCTGGTGGTGCAATTCAAGAGTTCGGTGATGGTGCAACTAAGACAAGTATGCAGAATGCTGGTGTAGCATATTCTTTCGCAGTCGTTGACCTTGCTGGAACAAACATTTTCACAGATACTGCAGCGACTACTGCAATTGCTGGTGCAACATTAACATCGTGGAATAACGCAACTGCTGGTGCAATCACTCCAATCATTGAACCAACAGGTGGTCATGGTACAGATGACGTTTCAGAACTTGGTGGTCACTATGTAATGGTTCAAGGAAAGTTTGAACCTTCAGATGCAGACGCAACACAAGTAAACGATTTTAGAAGAGTTGGTATTTTGAAAAATCCAAACTCTGGTGGTTCTGCGGCATCTGCTGCAACTGCAAGAACAACAAACGCATTGGTTCTCAGTGGTACAATCGGAACAGTTTATCAAGCAGATGAACTTATTACACAAGCAACAACTGGTGCCCAAGGTCGAGTAATTGAATTCGATTCAACTAATAAAATTCTGTACTATGCTCAAGAAAAGTATGCATCTTATGGACTTGATACAAATAAAAACCTTACTCCATTCTCTACGAATGCTGCGGTTACTGGTGGTTCATCAAGTGCAAGTTATAGTGTAGATACTAGTATTTCTGCAACAGTAAGTGGTGTTGTGTTCGCTGGTGGTTACGCATCACCAGAACTTGATAGAGATAGTGGTGAAGTAATCTATGTAGAAAACAGAAGAGCAATATCAAGAGCATCAGACCAAACAGAAGACATTAAAGTAGTAGTGGAATATTAAGATATGCAAAAAACTGATTTGAATGTGTCACCGTATTACGATGACTTTGACAGCACAGACGACTTTCATCGTGTTCTCTTTCGTCCAGGCTTTGCCGTTCAAGCAAGAGAGTTAACTCAACTTCAGTCCATACTGCAAAACCAAATTGAAAAGTTTGGTACGCATATGTTCAAAGAAGGTGCAATGGTAATACCAGGCCAATCTGGTTTTACTAATGAATACTATGCAGTAAAACTTCAGTCAACATTTAATTCAAATCCTGTATCTGGTTATGCCGCAAACTATGTGGGAACAACAATCACTGGTGCAACATCTGGTGTTAAAGCAACAGTTGTAGGTTATGAACTTGCAACAACTACTGACCCTCTTACACTTTATGTAAAGTATACTGCATCTGGAACTGATAATGTTTCTACAACATTTTCTAATAATGAAAACATTCAGTCAAATGGTGTTGTTGGTGGTATCGTTGCTGGTTCATCTTCTGCAACACTTCAAGCAACTTCTGCAACTGCAACAGGTTCTTCTGCGAATATAGAAGAAGGTGTGTACTTTGTTCGTGGTCAGTTTATTCGTGTTGCATCACAAAGAATTGTTCTTGACAAATATACAAACACTCCATCATATAGAATTGGTCTTACCATTTCAGAAACCCTACAAACTCCAGAAGTAGATACATCTCTTTTAGATAATGCACAGGGTTCTTCAAACGTAAATGCAAAGGGTGCTCACAGATTAAAGGTAACTCTTACACTTTCAAAACTTCCAATTGGTTCTGCTGAAGATGAAGATTTTATTGAAGTCCTTCGTGTAAAGAATGGTGTCATTGAAGAGATTACAAGAAACACAGAATATTCTGTCTTAGGGGATACACTTGCAAGAAGAACGTATGACGAATCTGGTGATTACTCTGTACGTCCTTTTGGTATTGACATTCGTGAATCTCTTGACGATGGTTTAAATGAAGGTGTCTATGCGGCTGGTGTAACAACTGACGATGGTGCAAATACATCTGAAGGTTTGATGGCGGTTCAAGTATCGCCGGGCAAAGCGTATGTTCGTGGTTATGAAGTAGAGACTGCTGCACCAACTTTTATTGATGTTGCGAAACCAAGAACTTCTGAAGAATTTAAGGGTGCGATTACTCCTGCCGAGGTAGGAAACTTTACAAAGGTTACCAAGGTTCATGGTACACCAGACCTTTCACCATTTATTACTGGTGAAGTTACTGAACCATATAAACAAATTTCATTAAGGGATGTTGCAACTGCAACAAGAGGTCAGGCCGCTGGTTTAGAAATTGGTGTTGCAAGAGCAAGAGCATTTGAACACCGTTCTGGTACAGACGGTACTAGTGACCCATTGGTTGCAAGTGCATCTGCTGCCACTGCACAATTTAATCTTTATCTCTTTGACATTCGTATGACAACTAAGATTACAATGTCTGGTATTCCATCTGGTGGTACTACAATCGGCGCAAAGGTTACTGGTGCAACGTCTGGTGCAAGTGGATTTATTCATGCGGCCTCAAATACGGTTATCGAATTAATCAATGTTGTTGGTTCTTTCAATACTGGTGAAAAACTTATTTCAACTTCATCTACTGAAACTGATGAAATTTTAGAGAACAGTTCAAATGCAGATTTGACAATCTCTGCTGTTGTCACAAATACTTTTGATAAAGTCAAACAAGTATTCATGGACGATGCAGATAGTGGTCAAGATTTTACTGCCGATACAGTTCTTGATACATCGTTCTCACTAAGTGGTACGGTTTCAACTGCTGGTTCTGGTACAACTGTTTCTGGTTTTGGAACTAAGTTCGTAACTGAACTTCGTGTGGGTGATGTTATCAATATTGCTGGTGTGGGTGATAGGATTGTTTCTTCCATCACTGATGATGATACTCTTGCGGTTTCTGTTGCGCCCGGCACTGCAACAACAACTGTGCCTGCAACAAGAAAACGTGTAAATCTTCAAGACCAAAACAAAAACCTTCTTCTCAGAAAATTGAGAAAGAATAATATTAAGACATTAAAAACTGATACCAACAGTAATACATCTGTTACTTCTGCAACTTTCCGTAGACAGTTTGTGATTAACTCCACATCTGGTGGACAGTTAATTATGACCGCAGATTCAAATGAAACTTTTTCAGCCAAATCAAATACAGATTTTGTTGTTTCGGTTCTGGATGATAATGGTTCTGGTGCAATTGCAAAGGGTGACCTTATTAACTTGAATTCATCAAACACAACATTCAATGCATCTGGCAATACACTTACTATTACAAATACTAATGCACTTCCTATCGCAAACATCAAGTGTAAAGTTACAACAACAGTTACAAGAACTGCGTCTGCCGAAATTCCAAAGACAGCACAACTTGCATCTGTCTGTGTTGTAGATAATGATGGTGTTGCTGGTGGTGCCGCATATGGTACATCTGCACATCACAAAGATATCTCTCTTGGTGTTGCAGACGCATATAAACTCTGGGCAGTCTTTGACTCAGAAAACGCATCGGCTGATGCAGTTCTTCCACAGTTTACATTCACTGGTTTGAGTGGTGTCTTCACCAAAGGTGAGGTTATCGTTGGTGGAACTTCTGGTGCAAGAGCAATTGCAATCCCTGGCGCCAGTGTCCTTTGTCACATTGTACAGAACAATAAAGAATTTCTTGCAGGCGAAACTGTAACAGGACAGTCATCAAATGCACAATGTACTATTGATACATTGACTGATGGTTCTAAAAATATTACTGAACGATTTACTCTTGACACTGGACAAAGAGACAACTTCTATGATATTGCAAGGATTGTAAGAAAGGGTAATGCGGTTACTCCTACTGGTAGAATTCTAGTAGTTTACAATTACTTTGAACATGGTGCTGGTGACTTCTTCACAGTTGATTCATATAGTGTTGACTATAAAGAAATCCCAACATACACTGCAACAAGAGTTGACCCAGAGGTTCGTGAACCTTCTGGTGAATTTGACCTAAGAAACTCAATCGACTTTAGACCAAGAGTTGCCGATGCAACTATGACTTCTGCAACAAGTGGTCAAGGTATCGCAACCAAGAAGGTTACATCTATGTCCTTCAACTTTGGTTCACGTTCATTCACTGGTACTGGTGGTCATAACACTCTCGTACCAAAAGATAATTCAAATATCGGATATGATTTTGAGTTTTTCCTTGCCCGTGTAGATACACTCTTCTTAACATCTGAAGGTGAATTTAAGGTTGCATCTGGTACTCCAGCAGAAGACCCAGACGCACCGAAACCAGTTGAGAATGCAATGAAACTTGCAGAGTTAACATTCCCAGCATATATGTTAGACATTGATGATGCAAAACTTACTAAAGAAGATAATCGCAGATATACAATGCGTGATATCGGTCAACTTGAACAACGTATTGAGAATGTAGAATATTACACTGCACTAAACTTATTAGAACAAGAGGCCCAGTCACTTGAGGTTTTAGACGCAAATGGTCTGAATAGATTTAAGTCTGGTTTCCTTGTAGACAATTTTAAAGGTCACTCTACTGGTGACGTTCAACATCCAGACTATAGAAACTCTATGGACATGGAACTTGGTGAACTTCGCCCACAGTATAAGATGAAGGGTATTACTCTTTCGGAAGAAAACACTACTGATGCACAGAGAACTAATAACAACTATCGTAAGACTGGCGATGTAGTAACACTTCCATACACAGATATTGTTGCGGTTCAACAACCATATGCAACTAGAATTGAAAACCTTAATCCTGTTCTAAACTTTACTTGGACAGGTATCTGTAAACTTATCACCATCTGGTGATGAGTGGTTTGAGACAGAAAGAGCGCCTGCGTTAGGTTATCAACCGTGAAGGTAACTTCGATACCGTCTTTGCACAGAACAGAAATGCAATCGGTACTGTCTGGAATGCATGGCAAACTCAGTGGTCTGGTACAACTACTACAACAGGTGGTAGACGTAGAGAACATAGATTTATTAACCTTGGTCAACCAAGAGGTCGTGCGGTTCTTCAAAGAACAACCTACAACCTACGACTACTAGACAGACAAGACAAGGTATCAACACAAGAGTTGTTCCTCGTATTGACAGAGAGTCACAAGGTGATAGAGTAGTTTCAAGAGCACTTATTCCTTTCATTCGTGCAAGAAATGTTTCGTTTAGTGTTACTGGAATGAAACCTCTTATGAGAGTTTATCCATTCTTTGATAAACAGAAACGTTAGTCGCAATATGTTACACCAACAGGTGGTTCACTTGGTGGTAATCTTGTGATCAAGTGCAACTGGCTGGGTGTCTGGTGTGTTTGCAATTCCTAATCCAAACACAAGAGGTAATCCAAGATTTAGAACTGGTGAAAGAGTGTTTAGACTTACATCGTCTTCTACAAACTCGACTAACCCAGAACCAGAATCATTCGCACAGGCAACTTACTCTGCAACTGGTATCTTGACAACTGTTCAAGAGACAGTCATTGCAACTAGAAACGCAGACGTTATTAGAACATCTGTGAGAGACAACAGGACAACAACCAACACATCTACTAGAGATGCAGTCGTTGGTTGGTGGGACCCTTTAGCACAATCCATTATGCCTCAGGCAGAAGGTGGTGAATATCTTACTAAAGTTGACGTATTCTTCTCTGGTAAAGATGAAAGTATACCTGTTACCTGTCAAATTCGTGAGATGGTAAATGGTTATCCAACCACAAAGGTTCTTCCTTTCGGTTCAAAAACTCTTTTGCCCGCAGCCGTTAATACATCAAGTAATGCAACCTCGGCCACAACCTTTGTGTTCGACTCACCTGTCTATGTCAAGAACGGTGTGGAAGTTGCAATCGTCTTACAAACAGATTCAGACAAATACTTCGCATGGATTTCAAGAATGGGTGAAAAAGATGTGGGCGGTTCTCGTATGGTTTCAGAACAACCGTATCTTGGTGTTCTCTTTAAATCACAGAACAACTCTACTTGGACTGCATATGACTTTGAGGACTTGAAGTTCACATTGTATCGTGCATCTTTCAGTACAAATGTAAATGGTAAGGTCACACTTGTAAATGATGCGTTACCTTCTAAAACTCTTGAAAGAGATGCATTACAATTCTTTGCATCCTCTACAAACATTAAGGTTACTCATCGTGACCACCATATGTACGATGTTGATAGTAATGTCACAATCTCTGGTGTAAGTTCTGGAATTACAACCACACTGAATGGTGCAATTTCAAATAGTGCAACATCTTTAACCCTTGCAAGTGTATCTCTGTTCCCATCAAGTGCAACTTCTGGAAGTATTCACTTGAAGATTGGTGATGAGATTATGACAGGTACAATTTCTGGTACAGGTGTTTCTTCTCTTACCAGAGGTGCAGACAGTACAACTGCGGCGGCCCATAGTAGTGGTGCAACAGTTGAATTGTATCAAATCAATAACGTACCTTTAACAGAGATTAACAAAACACATACTTCTATTACAAATCCAGCGCTTGACTATTATGTTATCAGTACAACTACACAATCTGATACTGCAAGTACAAGTGGTGGTGGTAATATTGTCGCAACTGAAAACGCAATGATGGATGGTGTACAAACACTTGTTCCAATTATTGAACATCCAAATACACAAGTTACTGGTGAAATTCGTGCAACAACTGGTACATCACCAAGTGGTTCACAGACATCTTATAGCACTGCGGCCTTAACTCCTCAGAATGCAGAAATTATTACCCTTGGAGAAAACTATTACTTTAACAATCCTAAACTGATTGCATCTTCTATCAACGAAACAAATGAACTTGCTGGTAGTAAGTCAATGTTCTTAGACTTGACAATGCAATCTACTGTAGAGAACTTGTCTCCTGTAATTGACTTGGATAAGAAGACTGTAGTTGCATTTACCAACCGTCTTGATAATATCGACAGTTCTAGTGCAGTGTTCCCAACTTCTGATTATGTCGCTCCGACAGAACCAGATGGGGATAGTAACGAGGCAATCTATTGTACTAAGAGAGTTACACTGCAAAATCCGGCAACCGCATTGAGAGTTCTTCACAGTGCAGTAAGATTCGCTGGTGCAGAAATTCAAGTCATGTATAAGATACTTCGTTCAGACGATGCATCCGACTTCGATGAAATCGGTTGGAGATACTTTAACACAAGTGGCGGGCCAGATATCTCTGTCAATGAATCTACAACAAATGATGACTTTATTGAATACGAGTACACACAGAATGACCTTGAAGAGTTTATCGCATTCGCAATCAAGATTAGAATGCAAGGGGTCAACTCTTCTGAACCACCAAGGATAAAGGACTTGCGAGCAATCGCATTGGCGACCTAATGAGTGACTATTTAAAAGTAGAAGGACACGAACACCTTGTCAGAGACATGGGTTCTAAGGCAATTGTTAACACAAACGTATTTGCATATAGGGCCGCAATCGAAAGGTCAAAGAACGCACAAAAACAAAAAGATGAATTAAGGGATGCGACAAGAGAGATAAATACTTTAAAGTCAGAAATGCATGAGATAAAAAGTCTCTTGTTGCAGATGGTAGAAAAAGATGGCAGATAGAAACGCACCAGCATCCTTCACTTTTGAAGAGTGGAGAGTAGAATTTAACGAACTCGCAACTGATGTTGGTGACATCGCTAATGTTACTGGTGCATCTGGAATTATCGCATCTGCTACAGATGTGGTAGAAGCAATCACATTATTGAACACAGCAGTTGGTAACACTGATTTAGATTTTACTGCTGATAGTGGTTCTGCTGGTTCTGTAAGTGAGAGTGAATCTCTTGACTTTCAAGGAACTGCAAATCAAATAACAACGACAAGTGATGGTAATAACCAAGTCACTTTTGCACTTGCAAACACTATCAATGTCGGAACAGGTTTTACAAACAGTGGAATGACAGGAACATTAACATTTCCAACAATTGGTGGAGTAATATCTACTGAAGGATTTGGTATTGCTCTTGCCGTTGCATTAGGATAACAGGAAGGTAAAAATGGCAAACAATTTCGTAAACAGTTTTGCAAGTATTGTGACTGCTGGTGAGTTCTATCAGTCGGATGCGTCAGATACTTCAACTGGGCCGCAAACAGTTTATACTGCGAACAACGGTTCAAGTGGAGTCAATTCGATTCTCATCGAACTGGACGCAGCGAACACTGGAACTTCTGGTATCACGGTATCTGCATTTATTCAAGATACAAGTGCGACACTAGGAACAGTTTCTAGTATTGCATCTTCTTCAGACGTTGCAACCGTAACAACTGCATCTGCACACGGACTAAAGGTCGGTATGTATGTGAATGTTACAGGTTCATCAACAAACTTTGTGAATGGTGTGTACAAGGTAGCATCCGTACCAAGTGCAACAACATTTACATACGCACAAAACTCTGGTGCGGCAGACGGTTCTGCTGGTGGAACAATCTTAATTTACAAGGCGTATCACATTGTAAAAGATGCTCCTATCCCTGCCAGTGCTACTTTGAAAGTGGTTGCTGGACAGAAGGTTGTTCTAAACTCAAACGATAAGGTAATCGCATACGCAAGTGCAGGCACTTGTGATATTGTCGCTGGAATTCTACAGGAAGTAACGTAATGTCTTATATTGGTGTACAAGCAACAAATAGGTTAAGTCCATCCTTTGTCAAAGAGGATTTTACTGGAACTGGTTCTGCCACTCAATTCACTCTGACGAATGAAGTGCCTGGCGGTAACGAGGATAATGTTATGGTCGTGTTATCAAACATTGTTCAAGAACCAACTTCTGCATACACCATTATTGACGATAGTAATAACCTTCCTAAAATTCTAAAGTTTGATTCTGCACCTGCTCTTGGTGAAAAGATTTATGTAGTGCATCATGGTATCGGAACATATACTAGAAAACCTGCTCCTGGCTCAGTTGGTATCAACGAACTAGAAGCAAACATGAAGACATTTCCTACTGACACGTTCACAGGTAATGGTTCGACCGCCGCATATACATTAAGTGAAACACCAACTAGTGCATCTAGTGTTATGGTGTTCGTTGATGGTATTCTTCAGAAGTCATCAACAAACTATGGTATATCTGGTGCAACTTTAACCTTTACTGCAAACGTAGCAAACAACGCAGAGATTGAAGTGAAACATCTTGGATTCCGTGGAGTTCAAAGAAGAAGTACAGGTTATCAATTAGACACCTTTACAGGTAATGGGTCATCAACAGCATTCACTCTTTCTAATGCAGTGGCCGTTAATGACGCATTTGTATTTTACAATGGTATTTGTATGCAACCAACAACGGACTACGGAATTTCTGGTGTAACTCTGACGTTCACCTTTACTCCACTAAATAGTTCAAACATAATGGTGAGGTATCAAGTATAATGGCAACTAACGCAAAAAATCTCGCAGAACTTCTTAACACAGACACTACAGTTAAAGTTGGTGACCTTGAGGATGGTGCAGTAACAACTGCAAAAATTGCTGCTGGTGCAGTGACAACCGCAAAGGTTGCCGATAACGCAGTAACCTCTGCAAAGGCATTAAATCTTGGACGTAGGAATCTTATCATCAACGGCGCCATGCAAGTTCATCAAAGAGGCAATCAATCTGTTTCTTCTGGCAACAGATATTCTTTGGATAGATGGGATGTAGCTACTACTGGCGGCAGTGCCGCATATAATTTACAGCAATCAACAGATGTACCTACTGGCCAGGGGTTTGCAAAAAGTTTTAAACTAGATGTAACTACAGCCGATGCCGCTATGGGTGCTGGCGATGGTTACATTTTTAGACAAGCATTTGAAGGACAAAACCTACAGAGTATTAAAAAAGGCACATCAAACGCAGAACAAGTGACTGTGCAGTTTTGGGTTAAAACCACTAAGACAGGCACTTACATAGTTGAGTTGTATGATACAGACAACACTAGACAAGTAAGTAAATCATACACTGTTTCATCTGCTGATACTTGGGAATACAAAACTGTTACGTTTCCAGCCGACACAAGCGGCGCAATGGATAACGACAATGCACGTTCTTTAATTTTACAGTGGTGGTTGGCGGCTGGTTCTAATTTTACTAGCGGAACATTAAACACGACTTGGGCTTCTGCCACATCAGCAAACCGTGTTGTTGGTCAGGTCAACGCTTTGGATAACACAAGTAACAACTTTTATGTAACTGGGGTTCAGTGGGAACTTGGCGATGCTGCCACAGATTTTGAACACCGCAGCTTTGGCGAGGAACTGACTCTGTGTCAGCGGTATTTCTGCAAAAGCTACAACTACGATATAGCACCCGGCGCATCGGGCAGCGTAAATAATTTGAAAGGTGCTGCGTCTGTTTCTGGAGGAACTTCTACTTCAAATAGACCATTCTGGAGTGCAGGACAGTACCCTGTGACAATGCGGTCAGAGCCTACCATAGTTTTGTATCACTATGGTGGCACTTCTGGAAAGATTACTGGAGGTTCTTTTGCAAGTTATGACGGCAGCGCAGTAAATATTGGAGACAGAGGCTTCAATCTTCATCCTACAGGGAATGTTAGTAATTCAAATGACGAAGACCATTATGCAATCTTTACGGCATCTGCGGAGTTATAGACATGAACGAGATAAACATTACGTCTGCTAAATATGTTGTGAACCCAATGACGAACCAAAATGACACCATCAAAATTGTAGTAGATGGAGTCACAATGGATGTTCCAATTTATGTGGGCAATACTCACTATGACGAAATCATGCGCCAAGTTGAAGCAGGCGAATTAACAATTGCAGATGCAGAATAAATAACATTATAGGAAAAAGAAATGTCAGAATCATATATTGGATTAGACCCATCATACGGTGCATTTGAAAAACAGTTAATTACTGGTGACGGCACTAACTCAACTTTTGACCTCGACTACCCTGTTGGTCAGGCTGGTCAGTTGTTGGTGTCTCTTGATGGTATTGTTCAAGAACCAGAATATGCATTCTCGATTCAAATGGCATCTGGTAGTCCAAAGATTAACTTCGCAGACGTACCATCAAACGGTGCAAGAATTTTTATTGTATATATGGGTAGACAATTATTATCTGCCGCACTTGCACAGGCGTCACCACACATTGATGAATTTAATGGTGATAACAGTTAAACCGCAATTTACATTAACACAGACACCTGCCGCAGCGAACGCTGCAAACTTCATGGTGTTTGTCGATAATGTTTATCAGAGGTATGGTTCAAGTTATGCATACACAGGTTAGTGGGTAGTACTTTGACATTTACTTCTGCTCCACCCACTGGAACAAATAACATTCAAGTAATACAGTTATCACAACAGAACACACTAAATACTGTTGCAGATGGAGCAATTACTCAAGTTAAATTGAGTTTTGACCCAGCAGATGATGCAACTGCATTAGCAATCGCTTTAGGATAGAAATATGGCAAACACATTTAAAAACGCTTCAGTCGCAAATGTCGCTAACGGTTCGTATTCTACATTGTACACAACACCGGCCGCAACTACTACAGTTGTGTTAGGTTTATCTCTTGCAAACAAAACAACGAATGCAGTGACAGTACAGTGTCAGTTTACAGACAGTTCAGACTCAAATGCAACCAGACAACTTTTGGAAAATGTCTCCATCCCAGCAAACACCACACTTGAGGTATTCGCTGGTCAGAAATATATTTTAGAGGCAGGAGACATCCTCAAAGTTAAAGCTGGAACAGGGTCAGCACTTGACGCCGTTCTGGGTGTAATGCAAATAACATAGGAGACAATTGATGCCCTTTATAGGTAAATCACCAACCGCTGGTTTTGCATCAATCGTCAAAGATGATTTAACACCAAACGGTTCTACAACTGCATTCACGTTATCAAAACAAGTTGCAAACGCAAATGATATTGCGGTGTTCTTGGGTAACGTAAGACAAGAGCCGACTGATGCCTATACGGTTTCTGGTACAACACTTACTATGTCAGAAGCGCCCGCAAGTGGATTGAACTTCTATGTTCTTCACATTGCTGGTACGCATGAGAGTTCTGTTGTGCCTGCCAATGATACTATCTCTACTGCAAAGATTCAAGCAAGTGCAGTGACAGATGCAAAGATTGCCTCTGGTGTTTCTGCATCTAAAGTTACAACTGGAACATTACCAGCTGCACAAGTTCCTGCTGGTTCAGTTGTTCAAACTGTTGTTGTAACTGATAGTAGTCTTCATACCAATAGTTCTACAAGTTCATATACGGAACTCTGCGAAACTACATTTACACCCATATCTGATAGTAATAAAATTTTAATTTATGCACAACTTGGAGAATGTGATATTGCTACTGGTCGTGGTTTTGCCAGAGTTTATTATGGTTCTACTGCAAATCAATATTCTCAAGAATTTGTAAGAATTTGTAGTGAATATGGTAGAGGTGAGAACTATGAAGCAGAATCTCATACTGGAAATATCCAAGTCTTCTCACAGTTGGCTGATGCAACACACAATTCAATGTCTGGACAAAGATATTATGGTATTGCAATAATTAATCAAGTTAGTGGAACATTCAGAATAGGAAATGGTACTCATCACAAACTTATAATTATGGAGATAAAAGTATGATTTATGTTTCTGACGCAATTGTGGCTCTAGGTATTTCTGAGTGGGAACTTCGTGGTGAACCAGCGAATGAATCTGAATTCAAATCAATGTTTAGAAAAGCAGATGGTTCTGGTGGATGGTCATCTAAGACAACTGATTTTGGTGTTACATGGTCACAAATAATTAAAAAGAAAAAAGAATTAGAAGATGCCGAACCTATCAATGAAGTTCGTATTGAAAGAGATTTGTTATTACAACAATCAGATTGGACACAGAGTAGAGATGTTACTCTTTCAAATGATGCAGATTGGAAAACATACAGACAAGCACTTAGAGATATCACCAATAGTGCAACATCACTGGATGATGTAACATGGCCTACGAAACCAGAATAAATATAGAGAAATAGGAAACGCAGATGCCATTAAGTAAAATACAAGGAATTGAAGGACAGGTTACACCAAATCTTGGTCGTAGGAATCTTATCATCAACGGTGATATGAGAATAGCCCAGAGAGCAACTACAGTAGGTAGTATAACCAGTTTTAATGCCTATTCCACTTGTGATAGGTTTAGATTTCAAGTTAATGATTTAGGTACATGGGAATTATCTCAATCTACAGAATCGCCAGAGGAAGAAGGATTTAGAAATAGTTATAAATTAAATTGCACCTCGGCTGATACTTCTGTTGCTGCTGCTTCTTATCTTATATTTCAACAAAGAATTGAAGGACAAAATGTACAACATTTAAAGTGGGGAACATCTAGTGCAGAATCATTAACTTTTTCATTTTGGATTAAATCTGTAAAAACTGGCCAAGTCACTGTAGAATTTCAACACAAAAATTCTGGTGGTACTTATTATAATAGAGGTGCGACATTTACAATTGATGCTACTAATACATGGGAAAAGAAAATAATTACTGTGCCAGGCAATACTGCACAAAATATTGTAAATGGTGCTTCTGATGGACTTTATGCGACTTTATATTTAACAGCAGGGTCTGATTATTCTAGTGGAACACATAATACCTCAACATGGCAAACTGGTAATAATACTGTTCGTTATTCTAGTGCTGGAGTAAATTTTGCAGATAGTACAAATAATGAAATTTATCTTACTGGTTGGCAGTTAGAAGTTGGCAGTGTATCGACAGAATTTGAGCACCGTTCATTAGCAGAAGAGCTTGCGTCTTGTGAACGATATTATCAAAAATCTTATAATATGACCAATGCCCCTGGCCACAATGGTACTGCTGGTGCAGTTTTTGCCAGAAATACTACTGACGGAGTTAATATATCTAATAGAATGGATGCTGGAACACGGTTTGTAACTAGAATGAGGTCAACACCTACTGTTACAATTTATTCTCTTAATGGAACTGCTGACAATCTTTCAGATATTACCACTGGAACTAATCATTCAGCTAACCAAGGTGTGAATAGTATTCAACATAGAGGAACAACTGGATTTGGTGGATTAGTAGTATCTGGTGGTAATGATGAGGGTCTTGGATATCATTATACAGCAGAAGCGGAGATATAAAATGATTGAAAAAGCATATTATACATATAATCAAGATGATGATGGAACAGTTCTTAAAAATACAGACAATATAAATGGTATTCTTGGTATTATTGACGGTGTTCCTTCTCACATACCTATTGACTTAGATAATATGCACTATGCAGAGGTTATTTCTCGTCACAATGATAAAACAGATTCTTTTGAAATTTCTGTTGAACCATATAGTACAGACTAAATATGAAAAAGGAAATTAGATAATGCCGTTCATAGGACAAGAACCAATCACAGGTGCATATCATGTACTTGATGCGATTACGGCCTCTGCCACTGCAACCTATAACTTGCAGTTGAACAGTGGTGCGTTTTCACCTGCTACTGCAAATCAATTATTGGTTTCACTCAATGGTGTTATTCAGAAGCCTGGTTCTTCATTTACAATTTCTGGTTCACAGATTACATTCTCAAGTGCATTAACCTCGTCAGATTCAATCGACTTTATCATTGCATTGGGTGACGTTCTTAATGTCGGTACACCAACTGACGGAACGGTGAGTACTGCAAGTCTTGCTCCAAGTGCAGTGACAGATGCAAAGATTGCTGATATGGCCGCATCTAAATTAACTGGAACAGTTGCTGGTGCAAGAATGCCAACAGGGTCTGTAATACAGTTTAAAGAGACAGTTGTTACTAGTGCAATTTCTCTTCCAACCGCTACTGGACAATATCACACAATACCTTCTGTTAATGTTTCTATTACTCCATCAGCATCTACTAGTAAGATTTTTATTATGGTTAAACTTGAACTGGGTCATGCACCTATAGGAAATACCAGTATTCAATTGATGAGAGATAGCACCGCTGTAGGTATCGGTGACGCATCAAGTAATGCTCAAAGGGCAAGTTTTTCTATGGCTCAAAGAAGTCATTCAGCATATGAAGTGCAACAGATAAATCATCATTTTCTAGATAGTCCTTCTACTACTTCTGCTATTACATATAGTCTACGGTACTTTAATAATTATAGTACTGCTCAAATGTATCTTGGTAGAACGCATAATTCTATAACTGGCGCTGATGATGAAATGTATCCAAGTATTATAACTGCTATGGAGATTGCCGGATGAGTATAAGAATGAAACATGAAGCAATTAAAGCATTAGATTCTAATGTTTACTATGTTATTCAAAATGGAGAAACATTCGTTGCATATGATACCAATGATAATGTTGTAGAGTTTGATAACTCTGCCGTTAATACTAAGGCTGCAGAACTTCAAACTGCAAAAGATTTAGAGAATCTAAGAGAAGAAAGAAACGCTAAACTCGCAGAAACAGATTGGGTTGTCATCAAAGAAAGAGAAGAAGGTGGTTCGGTATCCAACTTCGCTGATTGGAAAACATACAGACAAGCACTTAGAGATATCACCAATAGTGCAACATCACTTGATGATGTTACATGGCCGGAGAAACCATAATGAGTTTAATTAAAGTAAAAGTAAGAGGAACAGATAACGTAAGTGGTCGTAGGAATCTTGTCATCAATGGCGCTATGCAAGTGGCCCAGAGAGGCACAACATCAAGTGCATTAGGTCATGGAAGTAACCAATATCATACTGTTGATAGGTGGTCATATTTGGGTGACCAAGACCAAGGTAGTGGTACACTATCTACTACTTTTTCTCAAGTTACAGATGTTCCTGCTAGTGAGACATTTGTAAATAGTTTGAAGGCTGTGGTTAGTTCAAGTGGTGTAACACCATCTGGAAGCGATTGCATAGCATTATTTCAACAACAGATTGAAACATTTAATGCAAATCCTTTGGGTTGGGGAACTGCTGCTGCGAAACCAGCAACACTTTCTTATTGGATAAAATCTTCTGTTGCTGGAACTGGAACTCTTCAACTTAGATTAAACGATAGTAGTAGTGTCAGCGGTGCTTCAGATGGTAACTACTATACAAAGTTTACTATTAATCAGGCAGATACTTGGGAAAAGAAAACACACTTAATTCCTGCCAATACCACTGATGGTTGGAGAACAACTGTTACAGCAAGTGCAATTCAAATATATTGGTTTTTTGGAAGTAATCAAGCCGCAGCGGCAACTCAAGATGCATGGTTTAGACTGAATAATTATGGTCAGAAACATAGTGATGCAACTTTTAATTTTCAAGCAACTGGTGGAACTGCGTATATTACTGGATGTCAATTAGAAGTTGGCGAAAGTGCTTCAGATTTTGAACACCGCTCATTTGTAGAAGAGCTTGCGATTTGTAAACGCTATTATGAAAAATCTTTTGACTATGGAGCTACGCCAGGAGTGTCAAATTATAACAGCACAGAAAACTGGAGCGTAAACGGTGATGGTAGTGGCAACGCTATTATTAGTCCAAGTTTCAAAGTTGAAAAGCGAGCCGCATCGACAATGGTTGCGTATCGAGCGACAGGGCAAACTGGTAGTTGGGATTACCAGAGAAATGGTGCCACAAGCACTGGTGGTGTCACATTTGATAGAATTGGCACAAATACTACTAGGTGTTACACAGGCATTGGTGCCAACTGGGCCAGTGCTTCTTTATTCGGTCACTGGACTGCGGATGCGGAGTTATAGAAATGAACATTACAAGCGCAAAATATTTTAACGATATTAATGACACACGGGCCGGAGTAAGAATTATTGTAGACGATGTTACAATGGATGTGCCTCTCGACCCTACCAACCGACATTATGCAGAGATTCTAAAACAAGTTGAAGAAGGCACTTTGACAATCAAAGATGCAGACTAAATAGAATAAAAGAGGAAACACGATGCCATTATCAAGAGTTACATCTACAGGAATTCAAGACGGTACAATTGCAACCGCTGACCTTGCCGATAGTGCAGTTAATTCTGCAAAGATTGGTGCAGATGTTATCGTTGCAGAAGACCTTGCAAATAATGCTATTACCACTGCCGAAATTACAGACGGTGCGGTTACTGCCGCAAAATTAGATTCTGGTGTCTCACTAGGTGCTGGATATTATATTGCAAACGATGGTTCTGTCAATGGTAATTCAAATGGTAGAACAAACTTATTTCGTGTTAACACAAACGCAACTACTGGTAATGTAACAATTGCTGCTAACAACAACGCCTCTGTTACAGGCCCATTGACGATTGGTAACGGTACAACCCTTACCATTACATCCACTGGAAGGTTAGCAATCATATGAGTACATTATCAGTAGACACTATTCAAGGACAAACTGCATCAACTGTAGTTAAAATTCCAGGCCATGTTATTCAAGTAGAAGATTTTCAAAGGGTAGGTTCTAACAGTATCACTACAACCTCTTTTTCATCTACTGGTATAACAAAAACAATCACACCAAAATTTGCAACAAGTAAAATTCTTGCTATTGTTAATCTTGGTTCTATATACAATTCAAGCACTTCTGGTCAACCTAGATTTACTTTGTATAGAGGTAGCACAAATTTGGGAGGCACACAAGGTAACACTAGTGACAATTTTGGACAGACATTTAATAGTGCTGGTGCAGTTTCAATTCAATGCACATTTACTCATTTAGATTCTCCAGCGACTACTAGTGCAATCACATACACAGTATATGTTAGAACAAATACTGGAACAGCAATTATCGGACATGATAGTGCGAGAAACGGAATTACACTTTTGGAGATTGCACAATGAGTACTTTAAATGTATCAAACATTAAAGCCGCTGATGGAACTTCTGCTTTAACAATTGCAAATAGTACTGGTGCAGTTACACAGACTGTTCCACCATCTGTTACCACTCCCATTTTAGTTTGGGCAAGAAAAACTGATGCCAGCCTATCCTCAGCAGGAACAATTAATTGGAATGTAGAAATGATTGATACAGTTAATGCTTATAATAATAGTAACGGTACATTTACTTGTCCAAGAGCTGGTTATTATGAAGTACACTGGAATTACTTACATAGATTTAATGGATATTTAAGAACAATGCTTCAAAAGAATGGCTCTCATGTATGGGGCAGCGGCCCAGCAACAACTGCTTACTCTAATAATGCAAATAGTAATGATGAAAGTCTGGTTAGTGCATTTGGTTTAGTTAATTGTGCAGTTAATGACACCCTTTCTATTTACCTTCAAGATACAAGTGCAAGTGCAGATATGTATGGCGGTAGTAATAGTCACAATGGTTTTATGGTAAAATTTTTAGGATAAAGTTATGAGTACATTAAAAGTCGGAACAATTCAAGACCACGCAAATTCAAACACTGCAATCAGTATTGATAGTAGTGGAAGAGTAACATTACCACAGCGTGTTGCATTTATGGGTCAAAAAACAAATGGTAGTGGATATTCTACTTCTGGCGTGATTCCTTTAACCTAACTCATTTGGCTCACAGTGCATGGAATGGTTCAGTCTTTACCGTGCCAGTTGCTGGTATATATCAATTTACATTAGTCGGGCATATGCAATCGACAATTAGCGCTGGATTTGAACTTGCAGTTTATAAAAATAATGCTTTTGCAGTAAGTGGTTATGCACTTAATAGTACTGGAACCAGAGAGCGAGTTCAAGTGACATATCTCCAATCTTTAAATGCAAGCGATACAATTGATTTTAGACTTAATCAAGGTGATGTTTGGGATGGCGCTCAATCTGGTGTTTCATGCACAGGTCAATTAATGGGTTAACCTCTAACACACTTTCCTTATAAATAGATAAAAGGAGACTGTGTGAATGGCGTCTATATCTAACATATTCATTGACCAAGGTGCAACTTTTTCGACAACATTGACAATCAATGATTCAACTGGTTCTGCACTAAACTTAACTGGATTTTCAGCGATTGCACAAATTCGCAAATCCCCTTCATCATCTACGTCTGTAAGTTTTACAACTGCATTCGCAGCAGATAGAAGTACAGGTCAAATCACAATATCTCTTACTGATACACAAACGACTGCTCTAGAGGCAGGCCGTTACAATTACGATGTTCTCATAACGTCTGGTGGTGGAACAAAGACTAGAGTCATTGAGGGAATTGCAACTGTTAACCCAAGCGTGTCGAGGTAAATAGATGTCAGATATCACAACAACATTAACACAATCAAGTACAATAGTTGGTTCAGTATCACAGGGTAACCAACCACAAGTTGTCAAAGTCACAGTGCCTGGCCCACAGGGCCCACAGGGTGTTGCTGGTTCTTCACAGAACCAAATATCCCAAGCGGCAGACGTTGACATTGCAACTTTTGGTCTAAATGATGGGGCGTTGTTGCAGTATAGAGCTTCAACACAAAAGTGGACTGCGAGACAGGAATTGGATACAACCACCGGCACCATTGTATTAAATGGTGGAAATTTCTAATATAGGAAGAGAAAAAAATGGCAGTACAATTACAAATTAAAAGGTCTACTGGTTCATCCGCTCCTGGCGCACTTGCCGATGGTGAATTAGCCTATACCCAAGGTGATAATAAACTTTACATTGGTGATGGTTCTACAGTTAGACTTATCGGTGGTAAGGCTTTTAATGACAAGATTGACCACACAGCAGGAACACTAACAGCAAGTTCTGCAATTATCGTTGACGCAAACAAAGCAGTAGACGATTTAATTGTAGGAAATAACGCATCAACTGGTGGTTCGATTGAATTAAAAGAAGGTACTAACAACGGTACACACCATGTTCAACTTAAATCTCCGAATGCATTGGCCGCCAATGTTGCATTTACTTTACCAAGTGCAGACGGAAATGCAAATGAGTTTCTAAAAACAAACGGTTCTGGTGCATTATCGTTTGGTGCAATTTCGACTGCATTTACACTTGCAGCCGATAGTGGTTCAAACGATACGTTCAACACTAGTGAGACACTTACATTCACTGGTGGAACTGGTATTGATACAACTGTATCGAACAATGAAATTACATATGCAATTGATAACACCGTTACAACACTTGCTGGTACACAGACACTTACAAACAAGACACTGACTGCACCAGCAATTGAAGGTGGTACGGTTGGTAATTCAACACCAGTAACAATTGCAAAAATTGACAATGTTCAAATTGATGCAAATACAATTTCTACAACCAACTCAAACGGCAACTTGATTATGTCGCCAAATGGAACAGGCACAGTAACAGTTCCTTCTGGTTACGAATCAAGAAGTGGTTTTGGTGATGACTCTCTTGTAAACAAATCATATGTTGACGCAGTTGCAAACGGACTTGATGTTAAAGCATCTGTAAGAGTTGCAACTACAGCAAACCTTTCTGGTACATACAATAATGGTAACGGAACAATTACTGCTGGTTCAAATGGTGCAATCTCAGTTGACGGTGTTTCACTTGATGTTAGTGATAGAGTCCTTGTTAAAGACCAAACAACACAAACACAGAACGGTTTCTATAAGGTAACAACCGTAGGTTCTGGTTCTGCTGCATTCGTTCTTACCAGAACACCAGACGCAGATGCGGCCTCTGAATTAACAGGTGGTGCATTTACTTTCGTTGAAGAAGGTACTGCAAACGCAGACAATGGTTTTGTTCTAACTACAAACGGAACACCAACACTTGGTACAACCAACATTACCTTTGAACAATTCTCTGGTGCTGGACAGATTTCTGCTGGTGCTGGTTTAACTAAAACTGGTAACACAATTGATGTTGTAGGAACAGCAGATAAGATTACGGTATCTGCAAACGCACTTACAATTGCATCAACTTATGTTGGTCAGACATCAATCACTACTTTAGGTACAATCACGACAGGTACTTGGAACGGTAGTACGATTGGTGTAGGTTCTGGTGGTACTGGTTTAACTTCAATCGCAAAGGGTTCTGTGCTTGTTGCCAACTCCGCTAATACTTTGTCTGCACTTGATGGTGGTGGTTCTAACGATGGGTTCTTAGCCTATACGGCGAGTTCCGATACACTCTCTTTTGCTACGAGTATTGACGGCGGTACATTCTAAATAGTCGTGTAGGGGTTGCCTCATGGCTGTGGATATTAAACTTAAAAGGTCACACACTCATTCCAATATTCCAACAACTTCGGACTTGGCAGAGGGTGAATTTGCGGTTAACACATATGACCGTAAAATGTATATGCGTGACGGCAGTAACGAGATTGTTACTGTTGGAAACCATTATGCAACTGACTATGAGTCTGCAACAAAGATACTCTATGTAACTGTTGCAACTTCTACCACAGACCACCCATATCACGGTACTGGTTCTAGTAACAAGTATAAAATTAACGGTGTATTTTCACCATATCTTCATTTAATTCCAAAGAACACATATCGGTTTGACCAGAGTGACTCTTCCAATTCTGGCCACCCTTTACTGTTCTATCTAGATGCCGCTAAAGCAACTGCATTTACAACAGGCGTAACGACAAGTGGAACGCCTGGCAATGCTGGTGCTTATACACAAATTATTGTCTCAGATACGACACCTTCTGTCTTACACTATCAATGTTCTGCACATGGAAACATGGGTTGGGCTGCATTTACAAACACAAGAAACCTTACAAATTTTGATACGGATGACCTTTCAGAAGGTTCATCTAATCTTTATCATACAACTGCAAGAGTAAACTCTGCGATTGATAGTAGAGTAAATGCAACATTTGTTAATAATCTAACAATCGTTGCTGACACTGCAACTGCACTCGCAAATGCAAGAAATATTGGTGGAGTATCATTTGATGGTACTGCTGATATAAACTTGCCTGGCGTAAATGCATCTGGTAATCAAGACACTTCTGGTAATGCAGCTACTGCTACAACACTTGCAACTTCAAGAAACATTCATGGTGTTGCATTTAACGGTTCTGCTGATATTGACTTATCTGAAGTTATTCAAGATACAGTCGGTGCAATGTTCTCTAGTAATACAGAGACAAATATTACTGCAACATACCAAGATAGTGATGGAACAATAGACCTTGTTGTTTCTGCATCTGGTATTGCAAGTCTTGCCGATGATTCTTCGCCTCAACTTGGAGGCGACTTAGATGTTAACGGTAACTCAATCGTATCTGCATCAAATGGTAATATTGCGATTACACCAAACGGTTCTGGTAAGGTAATCATTGACGGATTGTCACACCCACAAGCAGACGGTAACGCAGGCCAAGTTCTAAAGACAGATGGTTCTGGTAATCTTGCATTTGCATCTGTAGGTTCACTTGCTGGTGCTGGCATTCAAAATATCTCAGATGATAGTTCTCCCCAACTTGGAGGCAACCTAGATGTAGTTACTCACAGTATTGTGTCCACATCTAATAGAAATATTACCCTTACACCAAATGGTTCTGGTAAAGTTGTTGTGGGAACAAATGGTATTCAGTTTGATGATGGTAGTATTCAGACGGCCGCTGGTGCATCTCAAGGGTTCGCAATTGCGATGGGTGTCGCACTTGGTTGATATAAATAGTAATAAAGGAAAGATTAAATGGCAAATCCAAATTCAAGAGCGAACTTAAAAGAGTATTGTCTCAGACAACTTGGTAAGCCTGTGATTGAAATTAATGTTGATGATGACCAAGTTGATGACAGAATTGACGAGGCATTACAGTACTTCGCTCAATATCATTACGATGGTGTGGAGAGGATGTACTTAAAACATCAAATCACACAGGCAGAAATCGACAGGGCTGCGACTAAT